AAGGTCTGGTTCTGCTAGAGAGCGAAGCCAAGGGATTTGAGACCTTGAACTTCTTGTATCAAGAATCCGCTGTAAGTTTGGATAAGTTCAATTCACTTCGCCAACTAATCTCCAACATAACTGCTCCACCATTGGACGAGGTCGTCAACTTACAGTCCTTGATAACTTGGCTGGAAAAGAGTGCTATCATCAAGAAGCGCAACACGCTGCTTGGTCAGGCAATTACCCGGTTATCGACAGTCAGGGATATGTGGAGCGAGTTACTCGCCTTGTATCGCATGATTGCCCAGTTATACAGTACAGCAGTCTTACTTAGAAGCAAGAAAGCCTCTGGAGAGCACATCTCCGATGCTGTAGATAGCGTCATTTCCAACACTGATAACGGGTTGGAAGAAATCAAGGACATCAGAGCCTTGGTTGGGTATCTAAGACAAGCCGCTTCACTTATGTCCTCAGTGGGTAGTTGTCAGCAGCGCCTGCAGTCAGCAATCAATGTCCTTGAAGAAAACGAAGAGGAAGAAGCTGAACTCAGGAAAACCATTGAGGAAGAGCGCAGGTTGAAGGATTCAGTCACCTGCCCCAAGTGTGGTGCCAGTTTCTGTATCCACGAGGTCTAGAATGCCCGATACCCAAACTCTCCTGCGCGATGTCCAAAACCGACAGAAGGTCCTACTTGGCAAGAAGGATCAACTGATTCGCGAGGCCGGAATCGAAGAGCAGAAACTCTCCGAAGCTCTGAACAAGTTGCGCGAATACGGCGTGGCCGATCCCGAAGACATGAGTGCCGACGAGATGCAGGCCAAGGCCACTGAGCTCGAACAGTCGCTGGCTGCCAAGCTGGTCGAAATCACCGAGGAAATCTCCAAAGGAGAAGCTCTCCTAAGAGAGTATGAGGGAGTATGAAATTCACTCAAAGATTGTATGTTCCGTTCAACTCGTACAAGGTGAGGCTAGAACTTGATCCAGGACATCGCATAGCCTACTATGCCCGGTCCTTTGACTGGATTGATGCTGAACCTCATGAGATCAGCCCAAATATCCCACAATTTGACGAGCAGTCAGTCGCAGGTATCTTCGATCGCATCGATGAAGTTGCCGAGACGGCTGAATGTGAACGTCGAAAGATGGGTTGTGTTGTGACTGACCGGAACCTGGCAATTCTCAGCTGGGGAGCCAACGTGAAACCGGAGGGTCTGAAGGGTGACTGCCGGAAGATTGGTTGCATCCCAGCGGTCACTTGCCGGCTCACTGTTCATGCTGAAGTGTCTGCTTTGACCCAGTTGAGTCTGGAACATCCTGTCAACTCCATACTTCCTAGACAGGAGGGGTTGGTACTCTTTAATACAGCCGTTCCGTGTTTGGATTGCTTTAAGTCCATTATTATCAATAATGTGAAGACGGTGATCTATAAAGAAGAGAGAGATCAACCAGAATATGACCGGCCCATCCTTTCCTCTCTGACTCTAAGTGGAAAGATTATACTTATCAAGGTGTCTTAGCAAACCTTTTCTTTTGGGCAGCAGACATTCTCTGCCTGGTTTCTTCGCTGAATCCTTGGGTGGCATGAAATTTTCTAACTCCTTCGGCTCTGGATTGACGAACAGTTTCTGAAGGTTTCACTCCTCTTCTTAGAATAGACATCTTCTTACGAGTTTCTTCACTTACTCCTTGAGTGTCAAACCGTATTCTCTGAGATGTTAAGGAAGCCACTTGTATCTTCTTTCTCACTTCGTCTGGATGAATTCTTCCGGTTTGACTTTTTGATTGTTTGATACGAGTCTCCTTAGAAACTCCTTGTTCAGCAAACCGTTTCCTTTGAGCTATGGAAGCCTTGTTCCTATTGCCTTGGTTTGAATAGTAAGTATGAAGGGACTGCTTGAGTTTCTCTGTACTAGAGGGACTATGTCTAGCTGAATTACCTCCTTCTCGAAGATTGTATCCGTTGTCAATGGAATCAAACAGTTTGATGAAATATGTTTCAGCTTCATCCAGAATTTCTATCTTGTTAGGAATAACCATGACAATTCTGAAATCAAAACTATCTTCTCCATATTTTCTCCATGCATTTAGAAACTTGGTGTTGGTTGTACTTCCACGACGTAAATCACTACGATGTCCCTCCCATCTTCCCAAGATCCCCTGTTTTCCGTAACTTTGGCCAATATAGCTCTTCCCGTTTCTGAGATTGAGTATCTGATAAATACCATGAATGATTTCCATGTAAGTGAATCCGGAAGTCATAATGTCTTGACTGTATCAAGATTTGCGAGGTAACAACTATGAAATAGAAATCTAAGCAATCATCTGATCCACAACCACCCTCATCAGGGGAACAGATGATGTGTCAACGTCCTATTGCTAACCGTGATCAAGAGTCCTGGGTTATGGCTCGCATTCGCACAGCTAGCAAAATGATTCATGCTCTTCATGAAATTGGAATTGTTGGAGCTGAGAGACAAATGGTTGAATTCGGGGAGGCTGCCATCATTGAAGCAGCTGCCGCTGAAATTATCATTACTCTTGGTATGGTTCCTGAATATGCCAACATCCGCCGCCATTTCAGAAGAATATCTCTTGATTGACATTACACTGTAGGCCACGTACCAGTGTAGCAGTACACTTTCGTGGCAGGAGACACAAACACTATGGAAACCAGCAACCCTAACCCTCAGCTTGGTCATGCAGTAATCTATCATGACCCGGTCGGCACTCCTCATGATGCTCTTGTGACTGCTGTTTGGAGTCCCACTTGCATCAATGTTGTCTTCGTATCGGGAGATGACACCAAGCAGGATCCGTATGGACGTCAGATCGAAAGATCAACTTCGATTCCTCACAAGTCCAACTCTCCTGTCCATGGTTTCTACTTTCGGTTCGCTGACGAGGAGCCTAATCCCTACATCAAGCCTCAACAGGTCTAACTGACCACCTCAACTTGGAACCGACGAGGGACCACAAAGGTTGAGGAAGGACACGAGGATGAAGGTTGTTGTCAATGGGGAAGAGGTTGAGGTAACGCTGGTGCCAGGTGAACATGGATCCAGGCAGTTGAAGACCACCAAGAAGTTTGACAACGAGGAAGAAGCTCTTGCCTTTGCCAAAGCTATGGCAGAGGCAGTCATCAACAAGCTGAGTATCAACTGAGAATTGCGAGTTTGAGTTGTGAGGATTCCAGCTTATCTTCCTTCCTAGTTGCCATCCAAGAGAGGTATAGTGATCAATTTCAGTGGGCAACAGGAAGTCATAAAACTCGATCATCATGCAGTGAACCTCGTCTACGCGACTGATTTTCACTTGTCTGCTATTCCTCCAGGTAGAAGGGCAGACAATTATCAGGAAACCATCCTAGGAAAACTGAAATATACTGGCGAAATGGCAGCTAGGTACAAAGGGGTTGTTCTGGGGGGAGGAGATGTATTTCACTATAAGAAACCCAAGGCAATGGGAAATACTCTAGGGTTGATAGAGTCCACTGCTAGAGTCTTCAAGTCATATCCGTTAAATAGACTGTTTACAATCATTGGAAATCACGACCTTGTATGGGATCTTATGGAATCTCTTCCTCATCAACCTCTTGGAGTTCTTATTGCATCAGGGGTTTGTCATAATTTGGTTTCTTCACCAATAATTTTCACCAATCGTGATGAGACCATCTCTGTACTGGTGGAAGGCTATCCCTACTGTGACGAGACCGCGCTCCTTCCACTTATCCTAGATGCTCCTCCTCGTCCTCAGGGCGTCACCTATCGGATAGCATTACTCCATGCCTATGGTCACCCGGATGCCGAGAACGCGACCTTCGGTAACACAGGCATTCCTTACAACCCGATTGGTTATCCTGCTTTGGCTGAAACTGACTACGATTTTGTATGTTGGGGACATGACCATAGTAGAAAAGAAACTGTTACAGTGGGAAATGTGACTCACATACATTTGGGTTCTTTAGCAAGGGCGGCTCTCAATATGGATGAGATGGATCGCCCGGTATCTTTGGCTCTACTCTCCTTCTCTGAAAAGGGCATGGCTTACAAGGAACTTCCTATCCCTGTGAAACCACTTGAAGTTATCTTCACAACGGCTGACAAGGGAATGGAAAAGATAGGCAATAAAACAGGCGAAATGTCTGCCTTCTTTTCAGTTATGGATGAGGCTGTTGAGGGTATCACTTCTAGTGATCCAAAGCAAGTCCTGAAAGAACTTTGTCCTTCTGAAGAACCAAAACTCTATGATCGGGCAGTAGAAGTGTGTGAGCTATGACACAAACCTTAGAGAAATATGGATGGCTAGGACAGGTCTGGTGCAGAGTAGTTCATGGACATCTGATGGTTAAGTTTGGCAGCGACAAGGATGATGGACACGCAAGAGCATGGTATATGTGCGCACGGTGTCTGAAATGTGAAATCCTTCATGAAATCGACTAAAAGGAGTTGAGGACACATATATGATCGATGACGCAACTCGAATAAGAATGTCAGAGGTTCAAAAGAAGAGATTTGCTAAGAAACCAATAGCAAGAACTAGATATGTAGGTAGCAGATTTGGTAGATTAGTGGTTACTGACGTAGTTTTGGAATCTGGTGACAAAGTTAGAGTTTCCTGTGATTGCGGGGTTGATAAAGAAGTTCGAATTAACAACTTAAGAAGTGGAAAAACGATTAGTTGTGGTTGCCAAAACAACGAGAATCGAATTAACTCTGCTAAGCAGATGCAATTGAAGAATAAGAAGATGTACCCGAAATCGACAATTCCAGAACCAGTGTGGAAAAAGATTTTAGACTGCGCTAAGAATAGAAAAATAAAAGTTGAACTTATCAAAGAAGAAGCATATGCTCTACTGCTAGACCAACATTGTCTATGTGCTTTATCCGGATTGGAAATCTCGTTACCAAGTGCTCCCTCAGATTCTAACAATTTCACAGCTTCACTGGATAGAATAGACCCTGATCTGGGTTACAAAATGGGCAATGTCCAATGGGTTCATAAAACAGTCAATCTAATGAAGAATGCTGTTCCTCAAGACATTTTTGTTAGCATGTGTCATCAAATAGCGAGCAACACGGTGATACCAATCACTGGGAGGAGGGAGCTATGCAAGAAGTATATCAACGTGTGGCAAAGGCATTTGCAGAAGAAATCCTAAAGATGTTTGTCTCTGAAGAGTCATTGGAGAAGGCATTTCATCGAATTTTTTCCGTACTCCCATTCAGTCGTACGGATCATTGGGGAGCTGTTTTAGGAAGAAAATTAACCGATGTTTGGTTCGAGAAGGGGCCTGAGGTTCGCTCTGTGCAGACTCCCTACGATCAGGAACAGATCCTTGACCATCTCTACGGTCTGCTGGACTACAATCTATACACTCAGGTCTTGATGAACCTGCAGAAATACTTGGGATTTGCTTACAACACAGCCGAAGCGAAGAAGCAACTTGATAGTCTCGAGGCCTTCTACAAGGACAAGGAAAAGTCGCCTTTCGTGTCCAAAGCCACCATGGTCAAGAATGCCACCCGGTTCGATGATCTGCGTTACAACAACGATTTGTCTGCACTCAAGGCTCTCCGGATGATTGAGAAGTTCGGCATGGCGAACAGTTGGAGAGTGTCTCCTACTGGAAGCACACCGGCCTTTGCGGACTCTCTCAATGTGAGCATGATCGGAGCCGGTGGCGACAAGTATCTCGTGACCATCCCTGGCACCCGCGTCTACTTCATCTCGTGGCCGGCAACGCCAGGCATCATCATTCCTCAGGAGGATGGCAGCTTCAAGACTCCTGGGATCGACTACTCGTTCATCAGCAAGAGTGGTGGCGAAATTCTGAACGAAGTCTTGTTCTCGCGCTGGGTCACCAGTCATGTCTATGGGGCGGTCCGGACTGCAAATGTCAAGGTTCTGATTCCCAGAATGAAATCTGTTCAGATCGTCACCGACTTCTTCAACACGAATGACGAGTTCCACAATCTGACCTCGAGATTCACCAACTGCCCTTTCCTCACGTTCTCCTGTGATGAACGACCACAGAATTAGCTCTTCTTGATAGTGATCGCGTAGAGATCAGTGAAACGAATCATGAGGAAACGACCAATTCGAACTCTACGACAGGCTCTCGGGTACTGGTTTCCTCATCAGTTGACCTATACGCCTGTCGAGTTTGCTGGATTGCCAGGGATTCGTCACGCATATGCTTGGTTGTGGTGGAATTTCACCGGATCAAAGATGGGAGAACTGCAAAGTGTCGTCAATTCTGATCCCCAGTTCTAAGAACTGGACCACGTTTACTTCCACTGAACAGGAGCCAGATTGTGGCTACTTGGGAGGCATGGCGATCTGTGCTGAAGTAGCATTAGAGACTCCTGAGCAAGTGGGAGTTTCCAATCCCATCTGGATGGTCTATGGTTGGAATGGAGCAGTGTACAACTACGACATCGCTCGAGTAGAGGGTGTGTCCATCTACCAAACTTGCTACGATGCAGAGAAAGAAGAGAATGCTGTTTCTGCTCAACAAGCCATTGATGACGCCAACGAGTACCAAGGCGGCGAGGCTGATTGGATAAGCGACACTGCACAACTGATTACGTCTTCCCTGAGTGGAATTGTAGAATCTGGAATCATTAAGGGTGTGACTCTCGACGACCATGAAGCTGCTCAGAAATTCTTGATAGAACGGGTGAAACTCCAATGGAAGTGAAAGACGTGAAAGTCCTTGTTGTAGACGATGACAAAACGGTTCAGAGCGTCCTGTGTGTCCTTCTCATGGATCTCGGATTCTCAGAAGAAAATATCTCTACCTCTTGGAACGGCGGTGCAGCAAGATCAGCTTGCCGCCGCGCAGGAATGGATGGAGTTCCGTTCGATCTTGTGATGAGTGACTACCAGATGCCCTACATGTCTGGAGTGGAGTTTCTGAACGAGATTCTGACCTGGGATGAATCTAGAAAACCAAAGCATGTGATGATGATTTCAGGTATCTCCGAGAGTGAACTGCGAGACAGTCTTCCTCCTATAGTGAAGATCTTTTCGAAAGCCAACTTTGCCAGTATTCGAGATCGTATCGCGAGCCTGGAGTTCTGATGCCATATTATCCCCATGTGATCGAGTTCAAATACACTGGCAACCCCAAGTTCACTTCTGACAGACATATCGGACACAGGAAGATCATCAAGTATTGCCAGCGGCCATTCGCGGTGGACCGTGATAATCCCACCAAGGAAGAAGCGAGGAAGATGGATGACATCATCATCGCGAATCACAACTCGATCATCAATCCTGGGGAGGATTACTTCGATCTTGGAGACTTTGCTTTCTGTACGACATACGACTATGCTCTGGAATGTCTACAACGCATGAACGGGAAGCCTCACTTCGTGCGAGGCAATCATGACGGAATCATGGATGAGATCTACGCGAAGCATCCAGAGCTCTTCGCCAGCTACGAACGTGGATACAAAGAGATCGAAGTCAATGGACAGGTCATCATCCTCTGCCACTACAAAATGCAGGAGTGGTGGCATGCCATGCGTGGGACCTGGCACTTGTTCGGACATACACATGGACTTCTGAGACCAATTGAAAAGGCAATCGATGTGGGCGTCGACAACATGAATTTCTTCCCGGTAACATTCTCCGAGATCAGAGAGTTCATGAGCACCCAGCCCATTGGCCAATATGCAAAGTTCGAAAAATATGATGGGGAGGATCGGGTTTGAAGCCGCAGCCGAGTATCGAATGCAAGCATTGTAAGGATGTTGGGTTTATCAGCAACAGCAAGGGGACCATTCCCTGCCCGGATTGCAACCCTCCGGATGTCGAGGAAGAGAAGGAAAGAGATGATGCCGCTCAGCCTGGTAGAGCGCACCCTTGGGGTGGGTGAGGTCGCTGGTTCGAATCCAGTTATCCCGACCAAAGTTTGCGATAGTGCAATAGAGCCTGAGATCTTGCCGACGGGTGAGAACAAAGGGCAGCAGGTAGAATGTCTGGACTTTGTGGCTATAGACGCATCGCCTGGGCAGGATTCCGTAAGCGGACAGCACGCCGTCCCTTGAGGGACGGAAACGCCGGTCAAATCCGGCACGCGAAAAGGTTTAACATGTCGGGGTGTAGCTCAAGGGTAGAGCACATGTTTTGGGAACATGAGGTTGGGCTTTCGAAATGCCTCACCCCGACCATTATAAGAACTTCTTCCACTTGTGAAAATGTGAATTTTAGATGTCTGGTCAATCCCTTCCAAGGCATTCTCACAACATGAATCCCATTTCTTTCTAGGATTAAATCACGTTCGTCATCTTTGGTTTTTGCCACAGGATTGAGATGTTGGCTACCATCTATTTCTAAATCTAGGTTCAATTGAGGAAAGAAAAAGTCGAGGAAATAGCTTCCGGAGGATTCAATTCCTAAGCTCTTCTTTGACATGACTTTTTCACGGATAAAGCTGACTTGTTCTCTAGCGAGAATGTCAATCCAAAACAGCTCTGCATAGGAGGACATCGATCTCGATTTCCAGCCCTTATGAGGAGCAGATTTCATAAAATCAGACACTACTTTCCTCTGGACAGGATCTCTCATTCTAGATTTCATGTCACAAGACCTGCTGCAGTACTCTTGTTTACGACGGAACAATTTTTCACATATAGGGCATTTTCTGACAGGATACTTGGATTGAAGAGTTCTTCTAATTTTCTCTTTAGTCTCCTCAGATAGTTTTCGATTACTGTTGGCTCTAGAGGAAGCACAACTACGACTGCAGGTGTCGAAGCCTGGTCTACAAGGATTGTTGTGGCAGTATGAACATTCCATACAATGGAGCAAAAAGTCAGATGTTCAATTAAAAGTGTTTACTTTTCTGAATATTCAGCGTATCGATAGTCCAGAGGCAGCCCGGTGGGTTGCCCACAGTTTGCACACGAGCCGTTGGATTGGATTATTTACCTAACTGTGGCGGTCATTGACTGTCGTTCTCCTGAGTATTTCCATCTTTCGGGATGCTAGCTCAAGAGTACTTTTACAGTGTCCAACAATTTTCCAGTTCGCTCTTCGTTCATGTGCAGAAAGTTTTGTACGAGCCGTTAGATTTGGGTTATCTTTGGTTCGACCCCAAACTGTCCGCAAGGATAGTTGCTCAGCCAGGAAACTGGAGGGAGCGTCGTTATCCCAGTCGCCTTTTCGTTCGTACAATTTCCACTATTCCACTTGTTCACTCGGAGAAGGAGGGGTGCATGGCAAAGCCTAAGATCGCTCATACCGCATAAGGTGTGAGCGGGGAGAGACAAGCCAATGCACCCTACCAACCGTGCCGAACGGCGGCATCAGCGCACCCGCATAATTGAGTTTCGCACCCACCGAGATCTAAACTCCTTCCATCGATATCGTGATGCCCCTGGAATCTTCGTTCCGGTATGGGGACGCTATGCCAAGTGGAATGGAGACTGTGGATCAACCATGTGCCACGCGGCCAAGTATTTCAAGGTCAAGGCGAAGCGCCGCAAGGCTCGTAGGTCTTCATGGTCTCAGGCTCAATGTAGAGCCGGTGATCGCAAGATCTACTGCTGAGGTTTCTTCACATAGTGACCTTTCTCGTCACGACCGAAGAATTTCCTTGCGGAACGAGCCTTATTTGACCACTCTACCAACTCCTCATGAGTTGCAGATTCCCTTCTTTGTTTGGATCGTTCCATAGCAGCCGCCATAACTGCCAGTTGCTTGGGAGAAGTTTTCTTTTTACCTTTGAAAGCATCACTTATATTGCAATGGAGATGAGCAAAACCGATATTGTCCAGATCCCAGAACAAATCTGGATTGACATCGAACCACTTCTGTCGGTGAGCGATGCTCAGTTCTCGAACCGTTTCAATCAATTTTCCGCAATGAATACAAATATTGACTTCAGCTTTCTTAACCAGGTTGAAGAGAACGAGTTTCCACAGCTTCTGCTGTGCTGTTGAGAAATTCATTCCCAACTGATGACTCTGTCTAAGGAAGCAATCTGATGACTTCATACTTCACCGCCTCCCTTCTGATACTGGCCAGACCTACTGAAGCCAAGTTAGAATTGTTGAAGACTCAAGGTCTCACAGATCAGGAAATCGAGTGGTGCATTGATGCCGATCCAACGGAAAAGGACTATGTCCAGTGGATTGCATCAATGTATAAGGGCAACAAGTCGATCACCAAGGGCCAGCCCAACACCAAGCTCATCAATCTTCCTGAAGACATCGAGAAGATCAACAAGCAGCTGGCGATCTTCAACAAACTCCGCCGGTCTCCCAAGTTCAAGGGTGAGAAGGACATTTTCAAGTACACTCCAGCAACTCTCTATGACGCCGTGGGTGAAGGAGAATCGAATCTCGAGCAGGGAGAAGAGGCACCTGTGGCTCCTCCTGAAGTTACTTGGGACCAGATGTCTGAGAGTGCCAAAAGGGAGTGGATGGACGCGAACTTTGACAAGGTCAAAGATCAGATCCTGAGTGGCAAGAACTTCGCTGGCGCCGAACTCATTGTGGATGAATCCGGAGAGACGGCTGCTTCCTTTGAGCCTCATGAATTCAAGCCCAAATATGACGACAAGATGACCTGCAGTGTCTGCCAGAAATCGAAGGATGGACACGATGATCCCTTCGTTCCTACAGAGGGCAGATACCAGATCGTCAAGGTCACTGATCCTCGTGCTCTCTCGGCTCTGTCACAAGGAACCAACTGGTGCACCAAGAACGAGGGCACTGCCGCTTCTTATCTTCAGAAGGGTCCTGACTACGTCTTCTTCCTGAACGGAGCCCACTATGCTCAGTGGGATCCCAACGGCGGTAACTTCCTGAATCCCAAGGACTCACCCTTTGCGACTCAGACTCCCCTGCGTGGATTCTCCTACGTGACTGATGCTCAATGCAGAGCCTTCGTAGCGAAGCTCCAGAAGTGGTTCAAGGCTAACAAGCAGCCAGTACCTGAAACTCTGAAGCCATTCCTGACTGATCGTGCGAAGATCGAGAAAACCATCGAGAAGAAGAAGGAAAAGGGAACTCTCTCGCTCGCTCAGTTGTTCGAGTTGAACAAGGTTCCATTCTCTCAGTACATGTTCAAGGATGATGGCAAGACTCCGCTCAACAAGCCGGAAGGACAGAAGATTGTCCAGGATCTGGCTGATCAGTGGCTTCCGTCAGCCAAGTTCGCTGATGTGGTTTGGTTCATCAAGCAACTGCAATGGGAGTCCAACTACCGTCGGAGTTCTTCTCAAAGTGCCAACTCTAAGGTGGCCGCCGCAGAGCCGTACCTGCTGCAGAAGATGACCATGAACGACCTGCAGGCAGTCCTCACCTATTACAAACAGAACTTCGTTAGCAACACCTATCTCAGAGTCAATG